GACGGCGGCGATGCACTGGGTGGCTTACAAATAGGAGGAATTATGGACCCGGAATCTGTTATGGCGCGGGAAGAACGACGCGAGGCGATGAAGCCGGACCTGCAACGGCTGCGTGAATACGCGGCGGCTCTTGAGGCGGTGCCGATTCCGAGCGTGAGCGACGACGGCGTTGACCATTGCCTGCTGAGACTTGTTTCGCGTGTCGAGGAAGCCGCAAACAGGGCAACCGATTGGTGCGACGAACAGGAGGGCGTGGCGTGAAAACCGACGCCAAAATAACCCGCGAACAACGGCGCTCAATGCTGCTTTCCGTGCTGAACAACCGGAAGTGCAAGCGATATCGCCAAGGCGTTTTGCAGTTCGCGGTGCTGTGTGCGGTGATCGACCAGGACGAATGGGGCAGGCTATTTCACAAGGTGCGGTGCGGACAAAGGAAGTTTACCGAGGAGGATTTTTCGTGAACATCCTTTACCGCATCTGGCGTGCGTTCGGTCGGTTCATCTGTCCGGGGGATTACGAATGAGCAAGCGAACCAAAATCGTTGAAACGTGCCTGCAATGCGAAGGCGATGTTCTGCTAGGCGTCCGTGAAGATGCAGCCGACATGCGCGAGTGCATGAATCTGCTCTTTGAGGAGTTCAATGGAAAGCATAAGCCAGGAACTAAAGTGTCGCAGTTCGTCGCGGCATTGCTGCATGCCTATCAACAGCGGTGCAGGCGAGAGAATGCGTTTACCGAACTCTGCCAGCGGGCTATTCGCTCCACTGACGAACTAATCGCGTGCCTGCGGTTCGTTTCCGACGCATCACGCCACGGAAGCGGCAAGAGCGTAACTGTTGGCGGACCTGCAATACAGTTGGATTTGTCGGAGCTGCTGCGGGTGGCAATCGAACGCATCAAAAACACTCAAGCGTTACTGGTGATGAACAGCGGCGAGGAAATCATTGACCGTGTTGCCGAATTGCTGGAGAAGCAATGACCATCATCATCTACCCACGCGGCGCCGAGCGTTACATCCTGCTGTTCGACGACGAGCACAGAGACGAAGCCCTTCGCACGCTGGGCAGGTGGGCGTGCAATCCTGGGCTGGCGTTCGATTGGTTCGACGCTGTGAAACTTTCGATGCGGATAAAGGAGGAAGCATGTCGTGGGAAGTGACGAACGACGACGGCGGGCCAGCGTTTCCGTGCGACTCAACCAACAAGCAACTCCCTACGCAATGCGGCATGTCGCTGCGTGATTGGTTTGCGGGGCAGGCATTGGCGGGGATCATGGCCAACTACAAGTTCATGGAGAACATTCGCCAAGGCTTTGGCAGCACGCTTCCGCATATTCCAGAGGCGGCGTACGAGATGGCCGATGCAATGCTTAACGCAAGGAGCTGGAAATGAGCGAGACGATTTGGCGGGCGACTGACTTGGACGGGGAAACTTACGACCACACTAAGCAGCCCAGCCCGTGGAATGGAATCGAATTTAAGTGTGATGCTGACGGACAGTTCTTTCGTTACTACGGCACAGAAAAACCCCCTCCCGGCGAGTGCTGGGAGATTGTGCAGACGCGAAAGGGTGACATCGACACTGACGGCGATCCCATCGGCTGGAAGATCGTAGTCATTGGGAAAGATGGCTCGGTGCTATGCGAGAAGCCGAACGGCCAGCGGCGGCGATATTCGTTTGCCGATGGGGCGAAAGAGCAGCCCAGCGGCGAGGCGTGGGAGCGGTTGCTAAACGTGGTCGCCGATTACGCAAGGAACGTCGGCATTGTTGGACCACGTGGCGAAACAATCAAGGAAGCCTGGAAAGCCTACGAAGCCGCCCAGTCATCCGAACCGAGCGACCAGCAGGCGACGATTGCGGAACTGCAAGAGCAAGTCCGCAAGCTCAAAGTCGAGTCTGCAACGCAAACCGACGCCATCAGCGAGCGAGAGGACCGTATTGACCAGTTGAGCGGCGAAGTGCAGCGACTCACCGCCAAACTCGAACGACCGGAAATGCCGGAGTGCGTGCTGGAGTTGGTTGACGCTGTTTGCCTAGAGTTTCCGGGCTTTTTCGCCAAGAAGATTGCTGCCGTCGAGGCCCACTACGCCCCGCCGTTCAGGATTACGGGGCCGGGGGTGTACTCGGCCAAACTCGGCAAAGACAAGGAACTCGTTATTCGCCTATTTCACCACCGGCAGGACGGCTGGCTTGGATACTTCGACGGCACCGGCGCGGTCTGGCTGTTCGACGATTCTGGCCGGGCTGGTGGCGTTCAGCTAACAAAGCTCCTACGCCCGCTGGAGGGGTGATTTTATGGCTAAACCAGAAGCAAAGCGAGTCGTCGAAAAAGCCCATGAGCGTGGCGACTTCCCAACGCTGGAATGCGGGTATAGGTTCTTCTGGATTTCAAATCGTGGAGCAGCATCGGCAAGCGACCTGCGGGCTTTGGCAGATGAGCTTGATCGACTCAATAAGGACTGGGATCAGCAAGTGAGGCGAGATATGGAGCGGCTGAAATGAACATGACCGAACTACGCGAGGAGTTCGCGGCTTGGCCGTTTTGCGATCCGACGAGCCATGAAATTCTAGCTGCCCTCAAAGACCCCGCCCCAATCACGGAAGCGGGGTTGCGGGAGTTGGGGTTTCTTCAAGACGGCGCTTTGTTCCACATGGGACGGGTTCAGGTTGAACACAGGGGCATCTATTGGCATGTCTGCAACCACAATAGCTTTTGGCGCATATTTGCAAGCATGGGCCAGCTTCGGCGGTTGCTGCTGAGCGTGGGAGAGTGAGATTATGACCGACAAAGAACCAAAACCGTTGAAAGCCAAGACCATGACGCTGCACCAGTTGCAGATGGAAACGCTGTCGCTGATTCGCAAAGTGCGATTCCAGCTCAATCGCCAACCGTGGCAAGGTGGCATGAGCTCGGGTTCTGTCTTGGCAACGTGGTCAAGTACATCGCGAGAGCTGGACGCAAAGGCGACCGCTTAGAGGATTTGAAAAAAGCCCGCTGGTATTTGGAGCGGGAGATTATGAGGGGGGAGAAATGCAATTTCTAACCGCCAGGGAGGCGGCGAAGAGGGGTTAGTCCAACTTAATGGGGCCTGTATGCTTCGGGAGGCTGGCCTCCATTGCCCGAACTTTCTCGGCGATCTCTTTTGAGATTGCGCGGTAGGCGCGTTGCAGAATCATAGCTTCGCGCCCAGTGGTCAGACCGTGCTTTTTCGCGTTCTCCTGGCTGAACCGGAGAAGCTCGATAAAAGCCAGTTCCGTTTTGTCGATGCTTGCGTTTCCGAGTAGGTCGCCGAATTCGACTTCTGCCGTGCTCATTTCATTCCCCTTGTTTGTAAAACCCAGACGCCTTGCGGCGTTTCGGCCTAGCGGCCTCGTCAGTGGGTTAGACAGAGGCGTAGACGCAGGTGAAATCGCATTCGGCGTCATACGTCACTTCCAGGCGGGCTTGCAGGCCAAAGAACTTGCGGAGGCGAGCAACAGCCGATTCGTTCTGACCATCGAAGCTGAACGTGAATTCCCGGTCGTCGCGAACCGTGATTTCAACCTTGGTGCCGCAGATGTTCGAGAGGTTTTGTTCGGCGATGGCTTTTTTATCGGTCATTTCATTCCCCTTTGTGTTGTGTCCTTCGTACCCTTTCATTCTAACTATCTATTCGGCTTGGTCAATAGATGATTGGCAACAAAACCGGGAATTTTCGGAATTATTTTTAGCCGGGTGGTCGGCCTTCCGGTCGTTCAATCTTGGCAAACGCCGCTACGGTCTGCCGGAGCATCACCCAGTCCCGCCCAGGCTTTACCGCCTGGATTCGCCCCTGCTTGCAGAGTTGCGACACCCGCTCTTTGCTGAGGCCGAGAATTTCCGCCGCTTGGGCTGCTGTGATGAGGTCAGAGAGTTTCATGTCCGCATTATGGCGGAGTGTGCGGCGTGGTCAAGAGATTGCCCAAGATTGCTTCCAGCCCGGCGAATAGCTACCCTATCCTTAAAGGGGGATATTGTGTCTTTGCCATCTCTACCGCCCGAACAGTTACCGCAGATCGTCGTAATCCAGCAGCCGCAGGCGTACCAGCCGCCCGCCTTTCGCGGGCCTCCTAGGTCGTTTTACAGCGGTTGGGGCGTTCTGGGCTGGATGCTCGCTGTAGCCGTTGGCGTCTCGCTGGTCGGCTCGCTGGCGATGTATGGGGCAATCGCCTATGGGGTGTGGGGCGTGTCGTCCGCCGTGGGCGAAGCCGTGGAGGAGTTTTCGGAGCTTCGGGCGTCCAGGCTGAAATCGGCTAGGTCATTCGCCCGCTCGCGGCTGGCCGACTACGGCATCACGGCGATATCGGACGAGGCGGAATTGTCGCTGGATGGTCCGATGGTCACACTCGCCGGAATGGGTCAGCACCGCACGGGGGCAGTCTATCCCTACCTTATCCGCTGGCGGGTGGCGACGTTCGGCAAGCAGACTAGATGGGATGTGCAAGAGCTAGTGCTGGATGGGGAGAGGAGGGAGCACTAATCAAGGGCCTCGCGGATCGACTTAACGTAGAAATTTCCGCTGACAGTTCCTCCGACAAAGTTCTGTAGTTCGCTGTAAACCAGCACGCGAACGGTGACAGGAAAAAGAGACGGCAAGATATTGAGAAGCATAATCCCGCCAGTGGAAAGAGAAAATTTGTAGTTGCTCAATGGCGTTGCCCACTGCTTTTTCTGGGTAGCGTCCACAACGTCCCCTGTGCTGTCTTTTGCTTCGATTTTCATCGAAACTTGGTCAAAGGCATCACCAAGAAAATTGGCAACCGTAGTGTAAGACCAACTCGTTGGGCTGAGCGAGATATGGGCGTGCGTCTCGTAAATCCCGGGCTTTGTTAGCTCGATCTTTGTGTAATAACCGCTTCCGGCAACTGTTTGCAAAACGTCGAACTCGCCGTCGCTTGCGTTGTATGCCGAAGTAAATTGCAGTTCTTTTTCCGAGCCGCCTGCCGTGTAAGTGTATGACGTTCTGAGCGTGTTAAGCCAAGCGACTTTTGGTGTTGCGCTAGGCTTCCAGATATTCTTTTCCCTAGGCACTGGCGCCAAGTTCCGCACGTTGGCGGAATAGTTCGCCCGCTCGCGTGCAATCATTCGCAAAAGCACGTCGCGGTCTGCCGCCGAGAGTCCGAACAAATCGCCAGCCATTTAGCCGCTCACATTCAGAATCAGAGAATCGTTAATCGTCGGGGCGTTGGTCCGCGTGACGGCTTCCTTATTCAGCAACAACGCCCAGTTGCCGCTGTAAAGGTTGGTGGTTGTGCAAGTGCGGGCGGCGCCGTACTGCTGCTCATCCCACGTTCCGCCGTAGCCGTTCAGTGTGCCGATTGTCCCGGTGCTGTTCCAGTACGCCGTTCCGCCTTTCTGCGTGTAGGTCGTCACGCTGGCGGCTTCTTCGAGGTAAACCGTCCCGCCGTACTGAATCACGGTGGTAAGCCCAGCCGCACGAACGCGAACCTCGCCGCCGTAAACGTGCAAGGTCGTGAGTCCGCAGCCAGATCCAATCCAGAGCGAAGAACCCTCGTTAAGCACGCGGGCGGTTGTGACGGTGGAAAGCTCGCCAGCCCTTGCAGCGATACCTACGCTGCCGCCGGTGATGTTTAGCACCGTAATCCCGGTACCGCGAAGCCATAGCCCACGGTCGCCAGCAGCGGCTGAGCCGGTTCCTTTGATTTGAACCGCGATTGCAGCGGCGCCGATGTCGATGAACGCTTGGCCGCTCTGTGCCTCAAACTCGAACTTATCCGGGTCGAAAAAGGCGTACCCTGTCGCCGCCCCAATCGTGCCATCGTAGCCGTCAAAAATCACATCGCCCGAAGCAATCGCCGAGTAATCCAGGCCGCTGGATGCGTCGCCGGCGCCGTAGGGAAAGCGGATATGCTCGGTGGCTCGCGGAGTTTGGTAAAACGAAACGTAGCCGTTCGTCTTTGTGTCCGGGTCGGTGCCGTCGCTCAACCGCACATAGATCGTCGAGTAGCCCAGCGTGTCATTGTCGGCGTAGTCCCACTGACCAGCGGTGAGACTTCCAGCCGTGCCCTCGGTCGCGTTCGATCCGTTGATGTACAGGTTATTCGGCTGGGCCGCAAAACCTGGATTGCCGTTGGCTGCGGTGCGGAGATAGTATTCGTTGGTTCCGCTTCCGCTGGCGGTCCATGCGTAGGCAGCAGAGCGAAGGCTGATAGGCTCCCAGAGGGTGGCGGTTCCAAGATTGGTCCCGGTTGTGCCCCAGACTTTGGTGAATGGCATTAGAACAACCTTTCAAGCTGGCCGAAGTTGGCTTCGCGCTCATAAATTTGATAAATGAGAAATACCGGGTCTTGTCCGGCTGGAAGCTCCTCGCCGTCGCCGTTAAGGAGTCTCGGCATCGCGGTAGGGTTCCCGTTCTCGTCGGTGAACACGCCTACGCCGCCATTTTTTGCTACATCGGCTGCTGTGATTCGCTCGCCAGTGGTTGATTTATGCTTGCGGTCGCTTTGCATCTGCCTTGGCCCGAAACCGCTGTCTAGCACGCTAAGCCGCCAACCAAGCGGGTTATACGACAATTCGATAGTTTGCTTCCAAGCGGTTTTGCCGTTAATGAAATCCGAAGTCGCCCCAAAGTTCCGAACCTTCAACGTGAGTGCATCGAACGAGAACTTTCCCTTTAGGTCGCGTAGCTGAAAATCGAAGTCGGCTTTATTGACCGCTCCGATCCAGAATTGCGCCGTCTGGTTGTTCCACTCGGGGACGTACTTTGAGATAGTAATGGTCTGCGTATCCAGTTCCATCAGGTGCTGGACATCGAGCGGTTGAAGTGCCGAATTCACAAGAGTCCCAACCCTGCCCGGTCGTAAAAATCGGTTTCCAACTGGCCTGTTAAAACCTCGAAAAATTGCCTTCTCAATGCCTATGCTGGTTTGCGACCAGGAAACATTGCATTCACGACGCCAGCTAAACGGATCTTCCGTGAAGTCGCCCTGCTGGTTATCCGGCTGCTCTTGCTTGGGCGGCTTAGTTGATTCGTAAATAGCCAGAACGTCCCAAGCGTCTGGTGTTCCTCTGACTGGTTCGGGTTCGATGCTTACGCACTTCGCGGTAGCGTCGCGGAATGTTTCGTGTTGGAATGCCCGCCCGTGGTACGGCATCGCAGAAGACGAGCGAAGGTAGGCGTACACATCGGAAAAAGTCGGCGATGTAGACGGCGAGTCCCAGCCGTGCAAACGCCATGTAGCCGAGTAGTTAACCGCCGGATCATCCTTGCCAACGCTGGTGCTCGACAATCTCTGTAATGAATGCTCCGTAAAGCTCATAGCTTAGCCCCCTTGATGACCGGGGCTGTGCGGAGTATTTCCGCAATCTTGTCCAGCCGCGATTCGACGCCACGCATTGCAGTCCGTGCGGCGTTGTTGGCGATGGCGGTCTGTGCGGCGGCGGTGCCGCGCACCAGCCCCTGAACTGCCTGTGCCCGATTAATGGCTTCGATTCCCTTCTTTACCTCCTTCGCCGATTCCGCCTGCTTATCGAGGGCCTGCCGTGCGGCGTCAACCGCTCTGGCGTAAGTCTCTTCGTTGATGGCGCCGGCTATCAGTAGCTCGTTGTATTCGTTGAGCTTCTTGTTGTACTGCTCTTGGGGCGTCAGAAGCGATTCCTTGAGTTGGTCGCCGGCTTTGCGAAATGATTCGTCTAACTTTAGTTTTTTGGCCTCGCCAGCAGACTTGGAAAGTTCTTTTGCAAACTCGCCAGTGCTGTTAGCGGCTTCCACCTGCTCCATTCGGTGGCTACGGAGAACGTCTGTTGCGGCCGTTAGTGCTTTGGAATATCCAGCAACTCCGCTTTCAATCCCGCCGTAGGCTGATAGCAATTCGTCGATCTGGGCGACAACTCCCTCAAGAGCAAATCCGGCGCCAGGACGTACCAAGTCTTCGATTTGGTCCTTCAGGCTCTTTATCCTTCCCTCAGCCGTCGCCGCCGATTGTGCAACCGCTCCACCGAACTTGCCGCCTTCGTCGGTCAGCCTTTGAAGTGCTTGGCCGACTTTATCGAAGTCGATTTCCCCCGCGTCGGCCATCTGCTTGATTTGGGCCTGCGTCAGTCCGTACTGCTTTTGAAGCTCTTGAATGATGGGGATATTTGCCTGCTGCAACAGACGCAAATCCTTGAAAGTAACCTCCCCATCGTTCCGCATCTTGAGAATTGCGTCGGCGACAAACTCCAGCGAATTACCGCTCCCCTTTGCGATGTCGCCAAACACTTTCAGCGAGTCGCTAATGCCGGCGATCTCAAAGCCTTCAATCTTTAGGCGACGTACGGTTTCAGCGATTGCTGAATCGTCAAACTGACCAGCCCCAAAATCAAACGTAAGGTCGCGGAGGTCGCGGAATTCGGCGAAAGAATCGGCAATGCCACGCACCCGCATCTCGATCTGTTCGGTGCTTGTCGCCAGATTGGTGACGTACGCGGCGGCTGCTTTCGAGGCATTGCCTACTGCTGCAATTGCGTTAGCGGTTAGGTCAATCGGATCGACCGACAACCTAAAGCGGCTGGCAAGTTCGCCCATGATGGACGAGACGCGATTGGCGCCGGTTTGCAGCGCTTGCGTCTCCATTCCAACCTGGATTGCCAACCGGCTTACGGTGTCAGCCATTCTTTAATCCGTGCTCTTTCTTTAGCCGCTCAAGTTCTGCGTCTGCCTGCTCCCATCCCTTTTCAGGGAACAGCGTCCAAGGGCCTCGTTCGTAGTGGTCTTGCCATTCCAGAAGCTGCCCCAGCGTCAGCGGTAATTGGTCTGGATGCGGGCAACCAACTGAACGGCAGACCAGGAACGCCAAATCCTTTAGCCTGCTTCCGGGCTTTTTTTTAGCGATGCCTCCAGAATTGCGTCGGACAACTCGCGGACGATGTGTAGCGGCAGTCGTTCGCAATCCTTCGTGTCGGCCTGCGGGAACAGTCCAGCGGCAACCACGCGAGACCGCCAGAGATGCTGCTCGGTTACGGAAGCATCTTTAGAGAACTCGTTCATAAGCTCGATAGCCTGAACCGCTGGCAATGGGCCAACGGTCCAATCTGTCCCGCCTACCGTAACTGTGCGGGTTTGCTGCTCGAAAAATTGCTTAATTTGCGGGTGCATTAGGCAACAGTCGGATTTTCGGTGGGCGAAATGGTCATCGTCGCCGTAATCTTCTGATTCGGCAGAACTTGCCCCAGAACGAATGAAGCGATATAGCCTTTAAAGGTCCAAGTGGCCGAGTCGGTCCAGGTCACTCGCCAGTTCACTTCCGTTTTGGCGATTGCCGTGGTGCGGTAGCTGGCGTGGGTGGTGTCCGATGGCTCGAACATCAATCCGATTGTGAACGGCGAGACGTTGATTTGCCCTGGCACTTCCTTTTTGCGGGAATCGGCCAGCCCGGTAACGTCCACCATCTCGAATTCGGTAGCCGGTGGCGTGCAGTCTGTGATGAGCGAGACGGCGACAAACGTGCTTCCGCCCGCCAAGTCGTGGCTGACGGTGGTTCCATATCCAATGAGTCGATCAGCCATTGCGGGCCTCCGTGGTTATTGCTTTTTGCAGTTGTCGAATTGCGGCGTTTGCCGCCTCTGTTGCTTTGCCTTTGGCGGCTGCCGAGATATAGCCCGCGCTGCTGGCGTTGCGTTTCTCGGTTAAGTGGATGTAGCGCGATGGCCCGCGATAGCCGACACGACCGCCAACGGCGAGAATCTTCTTTGCCCTAGCTTCCGTGATTCGCTTGGCGGTTCCGTCTTTCCTGAATGAAACGGCTTGCTTTACCGACGATTTAACGCCCTTAACCTTGGCTTTTCGCCTCGCCCCGATGCTGGCGTACCAATCGCCGCTAGATTTCTTTACGCCGATGCGGACGCGGATATTTCTTTTGAGCGTGCCTGATTCTTCCGGTGCGGTTCGCTCAATCTCGCGACGCATCACGCCGCCAGCCGCGCTAACAGCGTTGCGGCTGTGGAACTTGCGAACGCGGAAGCCCAGCCGGTTGATATCGGCAATGGCCTCCTTAACGCCGACGAGTTTGATAGAGGTGCTCATACGTGCACCTCCACATCGAAGGCGATCACGGTAAGCCCAACGTCTCCGCCAGTCCCTCGCGGTACGTAATCCTCGCTAACGTCCTGAACGAAAACGCCTTTTGTGGTCGTCTCTCCGAGTGCCCCACGAAACAGATGGCAACGGCTGCGGATGTATCCGGCTAGTTCTTCCGCTTGGTCTGGGTTCGTGGCGATGGCCTCAACGTCAAATGCGTAGCTATCTGGCGTCTGGCCGTTCGCGTCGTCGAGGCAAACGATATGCTCGGTGTTGCGGCGGCGATAAAAGACGAACGGCTTAACCTTCCCCTGCGGAACGTGGTTGTGATGAATGCGGTCGCCAGCAACAGAGGCAACCGAGCTATCGGCCAACAGGAATGTGCGGAAGTCGAGGGCGATTTCAGCCATCACGCACCTCCCCGCAAATCAAAACCAGTTCAATCCCGGTTTGCCGTACGTCGTTCACTCCGCCCACTTCTAGCTTTCGCTCGCCGAGCAAAAGGCAGTCCGTTTCCATGATTGGCTTACGCGGGTCTGGCCAAACGCGGATTTCGTGAGTCGCCAAGGCGTATACCTGCCGGGCCAATTCCTGCTCCCGCGTGTTGAGAGTGCGAATCTCGGCTGGCAACGCGCGATAGATCGTCTCGGGCGGTCCCTCGCTTTGTCCGCGTCCGTCGATGGCTGCGGATGGGCGTTGAACTTCGACGTAATGGCGACGGGTGCCGGCGGTCATTCGCTCACCCCATAGGAATCGTCGCCGTACTCGGTCCACTCGTCCCCGTAGCGGTATTGCAAGAGCAGGTTTTCAGCCGACTGCATCCATTTAAGGTTGCTCGTCGTCTCGATTTCCCGGTTAAGAAACCACCCACCAACCAGCAATAGAATTGCGTGCTTGATTCCTTGCGGAACTGCTGTCACCGCGCCGTATCCTGCGACGTACCTAACCCGGATGGCGTCAGGCTGAAACCGGAAAGCCGGCCACAATGCCTGATACGCGAGGCGGATAATCGCTGGTTCGCGACTTGCAGAAAGCACGTAATTTGAACTGCCCCACGTTTGCGAATCTCCGTTTTCGTCAACGTAGGTAATCGAGGTAACGGACTGAATCGGCCCTTTTGGGAGCGATATCGTCAGCCCATCATCTGGCCAAGAGTCGGCGTACAAATCCCACGTTGCCGTTACGATCTGGCGCCCAGTGTAGTTTTCGACGTACACCCGAGCGGCCTGGATAAGCCGCTCTAGGTGCTCGTCGTGGTGGTTTACTTCGGCTGCAATCTCGCAATGCTTTTTGGCCTCGGCGAGCGTCACAGGCTCGGAGGTTGGGGCAGTAACGAGACTAAGGCCGTAGCATGTCACCATTAGCCTCCCTGCTAGGTCGTCGTCGTGATGGTGTTGGCGCCAACGCTGCGGTTCTCGGCAAACCAGCTAGTGCCGTCGCTCCAAACAGCGAACACTGCGCCGATTTTCTCGCTGCTGGTTTGGGCGGCGATGGAATCGGCT